GCCCGCGTTGAAGTCGCCGAACGCCGAGCCGCCCCACTGGCCGCTCGGGTTGCCTGCGAGGCCGCGCTGGTCGGGCCTTGGCTGGCGAAGCCTTGTGATCCATAGCCCGGGCCCGGATCATTGACCGCGGCATGGCCCTGCGACACCATCCCGGCCGGTGTGCTGCCGTAGCCCATGTCGTTGAACCCGGTGCTGACGTATCCGGCGGGCGCGGCGCTGTCGATCGGACCCGGCGCGCCCTCCATCGAGGCGTTGGCGGTTATCATCCCGCCGAGCGCCTCGCCCGGCGAACTCGGGCTCAGCCCGGGACTGCCCGGCACAGTGCCTGCCTCGGGCGCGCCCGCGTTGAAGTCGCCGAACGCCGAGCCGCCCCACTGGCCGCTCGGGTTGCCTGCGAGGCCCGCGTCGGTGTTGACGCCCTGCCCCATGCCGGGGCCGCCAGCGCCCTGCTCGGCGAGCAACTGCGCGATCAGCATCCGCATCGTCTCCGGATCGATCCCGGCTGCGTTGGTGTTGGGAAGTGCCATGTCGCTCTCCTCTAGACGTTGACGCCGCCGGGCTCTTGCGTGGTCCCGATCGCGATAAGCTCCACCTGCGGCCGTGCCATCTGGCCGATCTGCACCTGCACGATCGGCGCGTGCGCGAAGCCGCTCATGCCGATCGACTGCCACATCGTGTTGCGGATGGTCGGCTTGCTCGCGGGAGCCTGATCCCACTGCGCGTAGGCCGCCGCATCCGCGGGCGGCACCGGCACGATATTGCCAGATCCGGGCGGACCCCACAGGCCCTCGTCCCAGACGTCGAACGTGCCGGGGTCGGGCTCGACCGGCGGCGGGGCCGGGATCTCGATCACGTAGTCGACGGTCGCCGATAGCTGCGGCTCGAACGGCTCGTTGGTCGCTGCGCTGAAGACCGCGCGCGCCTGATGCCACACCACCTGCGACGCGCCGCTGTTGAACGTCTCCCAGCCGCCGACCACGGTGGCGACATAGGGCAGGCCGTCGTCGTAGCCGGTGCGCTCGGCCTGCATCACGATGCCGTTCGGCGTCCCGAAGTACAGATCCGGGCCCATGCGCATGAAGCAGGTCGCGTCGAGCGTGAAGATGCACCACGATCCGTTCGCGTTGTTGACCGCGAGCATGTGCCGGGTCGATGGCGACGAGCCCATCGGCGTGGTGACGAAGATCCCGCCGAACTCGTCCCACATCTTCATCGTCCACGGGAAGGCGCGCTTGGCGGGGTTGGTCGTCTCCTCGCGCCACAGCGGCTTGATGTTCTTGGTGATCATCGCGAGATCGAGCGCGCCGCTATCCTTGCTGATCGCCGCACTGACCGGCACGATGCCCTCGGTGGTCATGATCATCAGGTCGCCGCCGAGCAGCATGTGCGCGTTCATCCCCATCGGCGGGCCGATCTTGTAGCGGCCCTCCTGCCGCCAGTTGGCGCTGTCGCCCGGGTTCGAGCCGGTGAACACGAGGATCTCGCCCTGATCGGTGACGAACACGTTCTTGTCGTCGGTGCCGTCGCCTGCATCGATCGACCACGTCGCGCCGAACAGCAGCTTGCCGCCCTTGGTCGACGCGCCCGCCATGTAGATCGGCTTGAGCACGCCGCCGACCGCGTCGATCGTGTCGAGGTACCACGCGGTCATCGAGTTCTTTTGGATGAAGTAGAGCCGGTTGCGGTAGGACCAGACGTAGGACAGGCCGGTGCCCTGCGCGACGCCCGCCGGGGCCTTGGCCGGGTCGTAGGTGATGTTCGGGATGCCGTCCGCGGCGTTGCCGATCACGCCGGTCAGCGTCGTGAAGGTGACGCCGTCCTGCGTGCGCAGCAGGAAATCGCCCGCCTCGTTGGCGACGATCAGGAAGACCACGCCCGCGTTGTTGCTCATCTGCTGCGCGGCATAATTGCCGCTGCTCTGCCCGCTTTTGACCTCGACCGGCGCGCCCTTGGCGGTGACGTCATACAGCTTGGTGGCGTTGGCCGCATACATGCGCCGCGTGGTGGCGAAGGCGTACTCGAACGACGAGATGACCGGCGTCGTCTCGGGCAGCACGCAGTGGCGGATGTAGCCGCCGCGCAGCTTGACGCCCTTCATCGTCGTCATCCAGTTGGTCTGCACCAGCGCGCCGCCGGGCTGCATGAAGGCGTCGTTCTCGCTCTGCACGAGGCCGCGCAGCGGCGCAGGGATCGTAATGGTGCGCAACTGCTGCGCGCCCTGCTGCACCGGCTGGCGGCGGAATGCGACGTGCATGCTCATGCGGCGGCCTTCAGGGCGGCCACTTCGGCCGCCAGTTCCTTCACCGCGTTGATCAGCGCGTAGATCAGCGGCCCCGGATCGATGCTGCGCAGGTCGGTCACCTCAACGCCGTCGATGGTGCCCGCTCGCGTCATCACGATCTCCGGGAAGTGTGTCTCGCACTCCTGCGCGATCAGCCCGATAAACTCTTTTTCCTCTGTTGCCGAACTGTAGTGCGGGCTGCGCTTGAACGGCGCGACCTCGTGCTCACGTAGCTCGGGCCTGTCAGCCGGAAACGCGGGCGTCCCTTCCGGGATCTCGTTGCCCTTGTAGACGTAGCGCACCGGACGCAGCGCGTTGATCGAGGCCAGTCCGTTGAGGTAGTCGCCTTTCACGTCCTTGATGCGCGCGTCCGAACTGTCGGCCCAGCTACCGCCGCCCGGCTTCCACGCGCCACCCGTGCCAAAAAGCTGGCAACTGTTGTTGGTGATATTCCACCACCACGCCCACGTCGCCGAGCCGTCGCCATTGGCTTGGCCAAAATACATGACGTTGCCGAGGTTCCACCAGCCGAAGGCACCGATCGTGGTGTTGTAGATCGAGTAGCCGCAGGCATCGCCGCCGTACTGGATCTTGCATTGCGGCCCCGTCATCGTGACGGGTCCGTTCAGATTACTGCTACCATTAACAGCGAACGCGCCGCTGACGGTCGCGCCTGTACAATTAACGAACGCGACCGCAATATTATACCCGCTATTTAGTGGTCCGGTGAACGTGAAATTATTGCCATCCCAATAGAGGTAGCGATTGCCAGAATTACCAAAAAACACCACGCCAGAACCCGGAGCGGCAGACCGATATACGGTGAGGTCACCTGTCATCGTGTCGCCGGTTTTAGCGACCCGATTATTGGCGTTGGTGTTGGCGTTGGCGGCGTTGGTGACCGCGGTGTTCGCGGTGCTCTGCGCGGTGGCGGCGTTGGTGACCGCGGTGTTCGCGGTGCTCTGCGCGGTGCCCGCCGCGGAGTTGGCGGTGTTCGCTGTCGTCTGCGCGTTCGAGGCGGCGGTGGCGACCGCGTCCAGTTCGGTCTTGCGCACCGCATGCGTTCCGGCGGTGGCCGCGTTGGTCAGGCTGATCGCGCCGCCAACCGTCATCACGCCCGCAGCGGTCACTGTGAGATCGTTCGCCGCCGCCGTGCCCTGCATCGACCAAACGACATCGGTGCCGGTGCGCGTGCGGTGCGAGGTCTGGATCGCGGGCCCGCTGCCGTTGACGCCCATGTTGACCTGCAACGTGCCGGTCATGGTGTCGCCAGCCTTGAGCACGCGCAGCGCGTCGCCCGCCGCGATCCCCGTGTCGGTCGGGTGGCGGTGATCCTCGTGCGCCCACGCCGCCGAGGTGCCGACCGCGACCGCACCGTCCATGACCGGCGGCAGCGTGCCTGCGGTGCCCGCCCCTGCGGGTCCGGTCGCCCCGGTGTCACCCGTGGGGCCTTGTGCCCCCGTCGCGCCAGCGGGGCCCTGCGGGCCCGGAACGGTGCTGTCTGCGCCGGTCGCACCCGTAGGGCCGGTTGCGCCCGTGTCGCCCTTCGGGCCCTGCGGCCCGGGCACCGTGCTGGCGGGGCCGGTCGGTCCCGCCGGGCCGATCGGGCCCTGCGGCCCCGGCACCGTGCTGGCCGGTCCGGTAGACCCGGTGTCACCCTTCGGTCCAGTTGGACCGACCGGGCCCGGAATGCCCTGCTCGCCCGGCATGCCCTGCGGGCCGGGCGGGCCCTGCTCGCCGGTTATCCCGCGCGGGCCCTGCATCGCGACGTTGAAGGCGTAGCCCGCAGGCCCGCCATTGCTACTGCCGGAAAACGGCATCCCACGCTCCCCCGCCCCATCGTCGCGGGCGATACAGGATGATCGGCGCAGGCTTCTCGCGACCCATCGCGTTCGCGATCGCGTCCTGATACGTGCCGAGGTCTTCGGCGTAGGGGCTCCCCTTTTGGGCTTTCCACTGCCACGTCATCCCCAGCTTGAGCAGGCGCTCGTCGAGCCGGAAGGCGTCGGCGTCGTCGATGAAGCGATCGCCGACGCCGCCGCTGGCCAGCTTGACGCAATTCTTGCTGAGGTACAGGAACTCGGCGGTCACCGCCGGGATTTCCGCCGTGCCCGGCACGAACGGTGGCCCCGGATCGTCCGGTATCGCCGGAACCAACGGCGGCAGCGGCGGATGGACATGGATCTGCCCCCCGAAGGTCGTCCATTCGCCGTAGCCGTCGCTCTCGTTCGCGTTGCGCCGCTTGAGCCACTCGTTGTGATCCGAGATGAACAGCATCGGCTGCTGCGTCGAGGTCGAGCGCCAGATCTCTGAGGTCAGCAGCATGCGCTGGAAATCGGCAGGCAGGTCGAACGCCGCCTGCGCCGTCACCTTCTTCGGATCGGGATCGGGGTTCAGGTCGGTGCCCACGAACGTGTGCACCTTGCGCAGTGCGGTCCAGTCCCTCGTGTCATAGGCGATGCGCTGCGCCATCTCGTTGGCGCAGGCCAGCATCTCGAACATCGTGCGGTTGCTGCCGATCTGCGCGATCACCGAGGTCGGCGCACGCACGCCGACCACTGCCGCAACATCGCGCACCACGCTGAGCAGGCTCATTTACGCCGCCTTGCTGGGTCGCACCTCGGAGGCCAGACGCTTGAGCGCCTTGTGGTTCAGATTGCCGCCAACCGGGGCCTGCCCGGTATGGGTCGTGATGTACTCGCGTAGCTGTTCGGTCGTCATCTCGTCGAACGTCTCGCTGATCTTACCGGCCTCCTGCGCCTGCGCGTTTCGCCGCTGGGCGTCCTCCTCCAGCACCGCGTTGCGTGCGCGCAGCGCCTCCAGTTCGGCCGCCATCTGCAGGTTCGGCGCACCGGCCCGGCTCTCGTCGATGAACGCCACCGCGCCGTTCTTCAGGTCGCGCCCGTAGGGCCCGAGGTTCTTCAGTTCGGTGCCGTCGATCGCCGCAAGCTGCTCGACCGTGTAGACGTTCTGCGCGCGCAACTCGGCGCGCTTGCTCTCGGTCAGGAACGGCGCGAGATCGAGCGGCGTGCCGCTCTTGGTCTGCGCGGTGCGCGCCTTGAATTGCTGGTACTGGCGCGCGAACCGCTCCGCGTAGGTGACCTGCGTCTGCTCGCCGGTAAACGGATTGTCGAGCCAGTGCGAGCGCGCGGTCGCCGGGAATGCCTTGACGTCCTTCGAGCCGGGGAAGCGGATCTCGACGATCTCGACGTCATCGTAGATCTCGCGGCCTTCGGCGAGGCTGCGCGTGGTGTTGCGCACCGCGTGATGCTTGAACAGCACCACCAGCGCGTCGTCCGGGTCTTTCATCGCCATCGTGTCGTCTCTCCGGTTGAAGGGCTGCGGCCATCGCGGAGGAAGGGCGACGCAATGGCCGCAGTGAAGTCCCGGCAGGCGGTGGATGGGGAACTACACCTGCCGGGTTGACGGTTGCTAGGCGGCCGGATTGCTGTCGATAAACCGCCAGTTGAATAACGGGTTACTCATGGTCATCTCGCCCATCCAGCCGATGAACTGCGCGATGGCGTCCTTGTCAATCGGCATTTGTCCTTCGCCATCAAACACTTTGTCGAAGTTCCGGCTGGGATGATAGCGCAGGCGCAGGCTGTCGGTGTTGAGCCCGAAGGTCGTGTTCGCGGGCATGTTGCTGCCGATGCCGCCGTCGAGTACAATCTCCGCGCGCTTGCCTCCGCCGATGTATTCCAAGGCGGAGAAGCCCAGCTTGCCCAGCGACGTCTCGTTCTGCTGGCGCTGGATCGCCACCGTGGCGGCGTCGTAGGCCGCGTAGTGCTCGGGGCTCATCAGCAGCAGGTCGGCATAGTCCTTCTGCCGCGACTGCTTGGTCATCACGAGGTTGAGCATCGGGCGGATCGTGGTCGCGCTCACCTGCGTGCCGAGCGCGGTGAACGGCGCGCCGTTGGCGTCGTAGGTGGTGGTGCGCCAGATCGTGGCGGTGCCGCGATCGATGCCCGCATACACACCTGTGTTCGGCAGGATTGGCACCGCGGTAGCGAGCCCGGTGATCTGCTTGCCGCCGTTGGCGGTGCCGTCGCCGTGGATGCCCGCGTCCATGGCGTCTTCCAGCGCACGCTCTGCGGCAGCCATGTAGCTGTCCATCACGTCCATCAACTGGTTCTCGCCTTGGTTGTTAAGGATCTCCTGCATCGATAGGATTATAGGCACCACGACCATCTTGGGGTCGTAGAAGGCGTCATTGAACAAATCGATAGCAGGATTAAGGAGTTGGTCGTAGCCGCTGTACCATTGCGCGACTTGTTTCCCAATCTGCAGGGTCTGGCGAATGCGCGGACCGGAGTAGGTCTGCCA